TTCAAATACTTTCTTACGGATCAGTACCGCACCAAATCCAACAGCAGTAACAACCTCAATACCTTCTTTACCGCGTGAGTCAACATTCGACCAATGATGCCGGATACCCTTTTCATCCTCACTCTTAACCAATAACTTAGCGGTAGGGAATGATGGTTTGCGTCTTGTCACTGCGTTCACACCAACTATGTCCACCTCACGGCTCAACATAATCGTAATCAAATCATGTGGAAATCTCATGTCGCTATCAATAAACAGAACAGCGTCACAGCCCTCTTTTAAAGCCACCAGCGCCAACTTCTCACGCTGGTCGAATATCAACGTGCCAGGCATCGTATAAAGGCTTAAACCGCCCTTACCGTCCTTGCATCTAACTGAAGCATCATGCGCACACATACGGGCAAAATCAAATGCAAACCCAGTATGAACCTCATCACGACATGGTACACAAACGCCAACTCTCATACAGTCCCCCGATAGATTTTTAAACCAGCTTGGTCAGGATGATTAAGCCAACTTCTAAATGCCTTGTCATCCATAATCGCAAATCCTCGCATGATGCCCATAGTGTTTAGCTTATCAATCGCTGTAAACGGTATGGAACCAATCAAATGCAAATCATCTGTTGCGCCTGTCCTAGCCTTATCTACCTCTTGGAGTACCTTGTTCCTAGCGAGAATATCGCTAATGTCTTGGTTAGTCTCGATGATAATACCGCCATCACCATCTGCATGAACTTTTTGATGTCTAAAGTTTGTCATTAGTCTTTATAAAAAGCCCCCACCAGTTAAGGCAGGGGCTAGTTCATTACAGCGAGAAGTCCAAGTCAGCCACGATACCGTGAGCAGCCTCGTTTTTCACCTCTAGTGTTACCTCCGCCAAAATTTGAGTTTTATCACTATCGCCTGCCTTAGCCAGCTCATTAGTCATGAATGGGCGCAGGAAAGCCATAGCAGCGTACTCAGGATCAAGGATCAGCATATCGCGATTACGCATGAAACGGTCAGGCACGATAGACAGTTGACCGAAGTCCGACTGATAAATGTCAGCAGCACCGATAATCACGCCAGCTTCAGGCTTGGTGATCTGATAACGGTTGACAGCGATACCAGCAAACGTCGACATCTTCTGCTTACCAGCCGAGCCAACGAACACAGCTTTAGGATTGCCACCCGCATCAAAGATCGAAGCGATAACAGTCTTGAGCAATGCTTCGGTAGCAGTACGCTGCGTGCCATCGGTACGAGTCGAAGTACCGGAAGTTGCAGGAGCCGAACCACCACTACCTTGCGACGAGTTAGACTTGATCCAAGACAGCAGCGAACCCATAGTGCGAGCAACCGTAGACGTACCAGCCGACTTGCCTTGGTTAGCCGTGATGATGGTTTCCAGATCACGCTTGAGTTCTTGCGAAGCCTTCGACAGTTGATAAGCCTTTTCAGACTTACGGCCTGCTTTGTTGACAGTCTCCAGAGTGCCGGAAACTTGGACAGTCTTTTGCACGATCTGCGTATAGTTACCAACGCGAGTCGTAGGAGCCATCGTTGCAGACGTTGCATCTGCGCCCTCAACTGCTGCATTAGCAGTGGTAGCAGCGGCCAGCGAGTCAGTCTGCCACTCGTGGTAAACAGCGGTAGCTTTGGTGCGACCAATCGACGACATGATTGGGGTCTCAGTAGGCGAGATGTTATAGATGATGTCGGACAAGTCCTCGCGCATACCGATAGCGGTAAATGTTTGATATGTAGGCATGATAATTTCCTTTAAATAAACCGTTCAAATAGTGCCGCAGCGTCAGCTACCCTTCCGGTAGACCTAGCCTTAGCTTTCTGTTTCTTATACTGCTCGTTATTAGTATCTCGAGACTGCGAGACTCCCGACTTCATAACTTTCGGGGCTTCAGCTAGTTTCTTATTGATACCAGGCTTCGACGCTTGTAGCTTGTCGTACTGCATAGCCTTGTATAACGTAATAACGTGACGAGAATCAACAACGCTTGCTAATTCCTCATCTGAAAACCCTAACTCTTTACCGTATGAGCGCACTGACTTTCTCAGTGACTCACCCTTTTCAGGATCAACATAGTCAGGTAGCACAGTTGCTAACTTCTCCGATTCTTGCCGGACTAGGTTAGACATCCATTGCTGCCTGTCTTGCTCTTGTTGCGCTCTAATTTGATTCTGTTGAGCGCGTACTTGAGAAAGTTGTTTCTCCTTCTGTGAGAGTTCCGCTACCTTAACGGCGTAACCAATTGGATCGGTTTCCTTCAAGTAGTCAAGATTCTCTGGTTCTTCCCCACGTGAAAGCATCTGCTCAATCACCTGGAGTTGCTGTGCATACTGATCTCTCAGTTGCTTCGCCTCTTGAATCGCGTGGTATTCGGCCTGAATAGCCTTACGATCTTCAGCTACAGCTTGCGATTTTTTCGTATAGTCAGCGCCAAGTTGATAATTCTTAACAAGCTCGTCTAGGGTAACGTCCTTTTCTTCACCCGCAGCTTTCACGCGGTAGGTACGTTCCTGTTCTTCTTGTTCGCTATCTTCCTGTTCTTCACCTTCAGAATCATCGCTAGATTCTTCCTCTGGTTCTTCGCTTTCGTCCTCATCGGATTGAGCCTGTGCTTCTGGTTGTCCTTCGTCGGAGCCTTCGTCACTACCCATTAAACCCATGAAAGCGTTAGCCGCATCGTTTACTGTCAACTCTCCGCTACCGGATTCCGGTGTCGCGCTAGTCGTTTCGCTCATGTTGTTATTTCCTTAATTTTACATGGAACTGCCATGACAGACTACAAAATCTTCCAACGCTTCTTGTCAATAGCTTTCTGAGCCTTCAAGCCTTCCAAGTAGTCGGTAATACTCTCTATCGTTCTCAATCGAATATAAGCCTGTTCTCTGGCCTCTACATCGAGATAATCGCTATTAGTAAACTTAGCTAACTCTGTTGATCTCAGTTCTGATATAAGCTCTTGCCAGTTAGGATCAAGTGTCAGGTTATTAGCCCAATCTGCTTTGTTCATCGTGTAATGTTTCCAATCTCTTTAATTGCTTTAAGAACAATGTCAGCCTGTCGTGTACGGCTATCTTCGTCAGCAATGTCCATAGCCAGGATAGCTTGCAGTTGCTTAACAGCTAACTCAGCCTCTTTCAGCTTCAATTCTTGTTGGTCTTTCTGGTTCTTCATAGCCATCTCAACACCCTTCTGAGCGTAGCTAGCCTCAAGGTTTTGACGGTCTAGCTGCAACTTAGCCGCATCAATCTGCGACATTGCTTGATTCTTCTCACGGGCTACCTGCGCCTTTTCCTGCTCAACCTGCGCCATCATCTTGGCAAACTCAGCCTGAGAATCAGGTGGTGGTGGTTTAGGTGCAGCCAGTTGTGCCTCAATCTCAGGCGTGATCTGGTTCATGAACTGATCAGCATCCTTAAAGCCAGCAGCCTCAATGAACTTAGCCAACGTGTTGCGGTACTGACCAACCGTCACCAATGGATTGCCTGGGCCATACTGCTGCAATACCTGCTCTTGCTTTTGTAGAACCATCTGCAACATAGCCAATTGCTGCTCACGATTACCGGAGCCAAGGCCAACATTAATAGATACGTCAAACTGATTAGCCCAACTACGCGGGTCAAACGGCACATACTTGCCAGCAATACGCAGCATCCTTGGCTTGTCTTGATACTTACCGACCAGCCCAAGAATCCCTTGGAACAGCGACTTAACGCCTGTCTCAGCAAAGATACGAGCAATCAGCTCTAGCTTGCCAGTGCTGGCCTGTGTCATTGCAGCTACCGCAGCAGCCGTTACATTACTCAGAATGTCAGGATTCAAGCCTTGTTGCGCGTCAGATACACCTGTCCGCTTAGCTTGTACCGTATCCATGTATTCCAGAATTGGAAAGGCTTGAGCCGTAACGCTAGGCACTTGAATAGGAATAATGGCATTAGGATTCTTCATACGAATCACACCGCCAGGCGTAGCGTTTAGCAGATCGTCAATGTTTACCTGACCATCAACCGCACCCATTCGAGCATTGTTTGTTAAGTAAATGTTATCAAGCATCTGACGGGTGACCGTAGACTTGATTAACTGGATGTCCATAGTGCGATCAGCAAGTGATTGACCAAAGAACTTGTGAGGAATAGGAATAGGACAGATAGCATGAAATGGTATTACGTCTGTTTCTTCATCGCTAAGAAGCTCACTACCGCAATAGACAATACGACGCAGCTCTGCAATGCCATCATCATTAACGTCTAGGTAGATATAGCACTCATAGACCTCAAGACGCTGCATTGACGGGTCAAGGCTCTCGTCATCCGGTTGCTCGCCATTATCAAATCGAGCAAGGCGTTCAGGAGAGAATGTCAGGTCATCGTAAGTCGGTAGGTTATCAATAATGTCTTTATCGTAACCCATTGCAATAAGCTCAGACCGTGGAACCAAGCGACGATGCGCTGTAAATGGGGAGTCAGCAATAGACTTAGCGTTCTTGCTAATTAGGAATTCTTCTGGTGGAATATTCTCGATAACCACCTGGCCTGTATTCTTGACCTTCTTGATCGTCACATTGTGCAGCATGATAGGCATACCGGACATATCAACGACTTCAGACTTCTGCTTGACGATCTCTAGCGATTCGTCTGATAGCAATAAAGCAAGTTCATCATCTGTAAGGTTCTTGTAGGATTCCTTAGTGATGTCCTCTTTAGCATCCCAATAGGCTTTAACAACGCCTACCTTTTGCATTAACGCGTCTTTAAACCAGTTATGCAGGATTATGAATCCAGGATTGTCCCGATAGAATACCCAATTGCAATACTGAGTTGCCTGTCTAGCAGCATCCTCATCGCCAGCAGATTGCGGCTCAAACAAGACAATATCTTCGGTAGTAGTGAATACACGAATTAGTTGTGGCAATGCACCATCAATAGCTTCAGCCACCTCGCCAGTAACAATCTGGCTACGACCTTCTTGCTCATTGCCATACGGATCACGCAGGTAATACTCTAGCGCCTTCTGACGCTGGTCTGTAGTCTCAGAGTCAATAAAGCCAATGGAGTTATCAATCTCTGCCTCGACAATCGCTTTAATTTCTTCAGACTGCATAAGTTACCCCTAGAATTTTTCCAATTATACAACCCATTGCACGTTATTTGGCAACTTTGATGACCACGAATCAGTACCTTCGTCAAGCGAAATCGCTAGGTATCTGAAGCTATCTGCGTAGTGTGATGACCAATCATGCAAAGGTTTCTCATAGAATACATTGCGCTTCTCGTCATGCTCGCGTCGATAGTTACGCAAAGCATCAAGGCCAGGCTTAGTCTTTGGGTCAAACCAGCAGCGCGGAAACAAGCGCCTGACAGCCTGAATACCGTCAGCAACCGACAATCTAGGCGCAACAGTTATATTTAATCCTGCTTCCATGAGTACTTCTTTGCGAGACCTTCCCGTTCCAAGTTCCCTAACCTCAACGTCATGCGGTAAGAACTGCTCCCACCTCGCATAGTCATTGTCTTGCAGCCAGCGTACATACCAGTCCAGACCTTGTCCGTGGTTCTCGACGCAGTCAATAAGCCGCACCTCTTTGCCAACCAGTTGAGCCACCCACAGACAAGTAGAATCGCCCATACCCAAGTCCCAAGCAACAAAAGACCGACAAAGATCATCGCGCTCAATACGGGTAACATGGCCTTTTTCTTCGATAGAATTGATGATCTGACCATAGTAGCTACCCTCTACCGCAGCGTTAAATGAACATTCAAACTCTTGGTTGTACTTGTCCTCACCCATTTCTTTACGGGCTGAATCAAGCTCGGACTCCACTAGAATCTTGGTCTCGCTGGCCTTAAACTCTAGCAGCTTCCAATCATCCGCATCGTCGGCTCTATCTCTCAGGTCAGCAAAGTGGTTTCGCCCCTTAGGAGTACCCACGAACATACACCAGCCAAGACGATCAGCAAGAGCTGGACGGATAATCTCATTCCATATCTTCGGGTCTTGGTCTCCGATCTCATCAAGAATAACTCCATCGAAGTACTGACCACGCAAGCTATCAGGATTGTCGCTACCATAAAGACTAATGCGGCGTCCCCAAAAGTCAGCCCTGAGTTCAGAAATGTTGTGAGTTGCATTTAGTGGCCTCGTAAACTTAGTTAGGTAATCCCAAGCTACTCTCTTTGCCTGTCCGTAAGTAGGCGCAATGTAAGCAAATCTAGGCTCATCCTTGTCGCACTCGATAGCAGACTTGATGAGATGATTGATAGCCGCTACAGTCTTGCCCATGCGTCTATGCGCTACAACTACGCAGAACCTAGTTCCATCCATAGCCTCATGCATCTGTAACTGAGGCGCTCTAGGCTGGTACGGGATGACTATTTGCGTCATGTGGCTCTCTGTTTTCTTTGTACGATCCAGTTTTTCTCGTATCTACCCAATCATCGCCAACAAACTTAGGCTCTACATTGTTTAGCCATTTTTGAACTGACAGGAAGCATCCACCAAGATCGCCAAACTTACCGCCATGCCAACTGTTCGGATAAACGCGAATAGCATCTCCAATATTATTCTGAGCAAACCATTGACCA